CATTATCCCAACACCATGGTTGCGAAATAGGAGATTTAGGAATGCACTTATGTGGTTGCATAGGGACAATTTGAAGTCTTCATATATTCGCAAAACTGGTTTGTTGTGGACGGGTGTGATTGGTTCCATGTTTTTGTTGCGACATGAACGTAGAGAAACCCAAATGGCATTGGGAACCGCTGCGTTTGCTGCTGGTGTTACAGTACAAAAGTCTATGATTGATATTGTTAAACGAGAGTTTGATAATCAGATGGTGGACAGAAATACTATTTCACCAATTTTCCAAGAATTTCGCGATAAGCATGTTAAGAATTTGTGCAATGCATGTGCTATTGTTGGCACGTTGTATGGTATTGCACGAGTTTATAAGGCATGGCGAAAGAATAGACCACAAGGATCGTTAGAACCAACAACACAACAAGAAGTTGAAGAGCGTGATGCTGAGGTAAATGTTTGGACGAGTGTTACTCCAAGAGCATTGCCGACTCAGCCATCAGCTGCAAATACGACTGTTGATCAGTTGAAAGGTATGATCGAGAAGAATCTATTGTATGGATCAGTGCATATTAGTGATGAGCGCACTTTGCGTGTCAATGCATTAATGTTGACGTCCAACATAGTGATAATGCCTGATCATTACTTTGAAAAGGATGTTCTTGATATTACTTTCCGAAAGGTTAATCCAGAAACTAGTGGTGGCAAATTTGCATGTAGGTTGAGCAAAGCACAAAGTGTGCTTTTGCCCAATACTGATATGCGAGTTTGTTATGCTGCTTCTGGAGGTTCATTCAAAGATTTGCGAAAATATCTACCAACTGAAAAGATGAATATGGTAGAATTTGGAATGAAATGGCGTGATAAAAGTGGCGAAATGCTGGATGCGAGTGGAATTGCAACACTTGCACAAACAAGTAATGGAGCAGTTGATTTTGAAGGTTTGTATTACAAAGCTTTGACAATGAACACGTTTCGTGGATTGTGCGGTGCTGTGTTGTATGCTCGCTGCAAGCCATTGATTCTTGGTATTCACTTAGGTGGAAGAACTGGCACACCGAAAGGATGTGCTGGTGTATTCTATTTGGATGATATTGAGAATGCCATTGAACAATTGCGTTTAATTGAAGGAGTTGTTGTGTCTGGTAGTGCTGAGAGATTTGAAACCCAAGTTTTGGGTGTCAACGTCTTGACACAAACCGGGTTACACAAGAAGAGCCCCTTGAATTATATGCCCGAAAATTCACAAGTTGAATACTATGGGAGTTGCCCAGGTATGACCACATTTAAGTCAAATGTTAAGACATCGTTGATTTCAGAACATGTGATGGACGTGATGGGAGTACCGAATGTTTACAGACCACCAGTTGAAGAGCCACAGTATTTTGGGTGGCAAACCTGTTTGGCCAATTTGGCCGTACCAGCTTTGCCATATGATCCAAATTTGTTGATAATGGCTATTCGAGATTATAAGGAAGATATGTTACCATTGTTTCGTAGCAAACTTTGGAGAAATGCACGTCCTTTGAATGATCATGAAAATCTGTGTGGTATTCCAGGTAGGAAATTTGTGGATGCTATTCCATTGAAGACTTCTATTGGATACCCATTGAGTGGATCCAAGAAGAAGTTTGTTGACGAATTGGAACCTGTTGAAGGAAAACCTAATAACCGAGTGTTTCACAAGGTGATTATGGATGAAGTTAACAGGTGTTTGGAGTGTTACAAACGTGGAGAAAGAGCTTTTACCATTGCCAAAGCGTGTAAGAAGGATGAGGTTTTGTCTAAACCAAAATGCCGTATTTTTTTACGGTAATCCTATTGCTTTGACGTTTTTGGTTAGAAGATATTTTCTTCCAATTTTGCGAGTTATGCAATTTAATCCTAAAACTTCGGAATGTGCAGTTGGTATTAACTGTTATGGACCTGAGTGGCAGGATTTGCACGATCATATTTTTACATTCGGTGAAGACAGATTGATTGGTGGTGATTATGGTAAATATGACCAAAAGTTACCATCACAATTGATTTTTGCTGCATTGAGAATTATGATTGATTTCGCAAAAGAGTGTGATTATTCTGAAGAGGATATTCGTGTCATGGAAGCCTTGACTGGTG